AGGCGTTTCGATTCGACATCATCTGCGTTCTCCTCTTCAGGGGTTTTGTCGGTGTGGCTTGCCCATGCCAGCTTTGCCTGTTCGCCAATCAAGCCATCGTAGGGGCAAGGCGTACCTGCCATCATCATCGCATCAAAAACTTTCTGGTCTTGGCACATGACACTGACAGCTGCGACCTTCATCCCCATGTCATACAGGGTTTTGGCGTTCTTCAACCGGATACAGTTTTCTTCGGTAAAGGTACTGCCGACAGAGATGCCGAGGATCTGGGTCTGAACGGCTCCAGAGGCTCCAACGGTACAGAGGTCGTTGCCATTGCCGGCTGAGAATTGAGGTGCAATAGCGGACGGTGGAGGGCTTTTGACGGTAGTGGTTTGCTCGCCCTTGGTGGTGATGGTCTGCTCAGAAACGATGGGGTCGGCAGCGAGCGTGTTGGTCGAATAAGCAATGAGGCCACCCAAGAGCAGCCCCACCACTAACCAACCTACTTGCTCGACGGGGTGTTTCACGCTTAGCTCCTAAATAAGGTCGAGCGGCACGCTAGGTACAAGCTCAGTAAGCCAGTTCGCAAAATAACAGAGTTCCTCGTCGTTTACACACTCTTTTTCCGTGATCGTGCCGTAGCCTTCTGGAACTTCACGGCCTGATTTTTTCCCGATCAGGGTATGTAGCGGTTCATTTTTATTGTTCAGATTGGCGTCTTTTACATCAAACGCAATACGTTCAACCGGTTTCGTTGGGGTATGCCCAAAATGTTTGTGGATTTTACTAACCACGCTTACGGGGTCAGCAAAAAAATCATTACATGGCACCCGCAGCATTTGATCGGCTTCCAGCGCCCAGAGCACTTTGTTTGCCCATAAGATTGTGTGCTGGTGTCCGTATGTCTCTGCCTTGGCTACGGCTGGGCGCAACGACGGGTGTATGTGTGTCAAGGCAAACCAGTATGTTTGGCTAACTTGGTAATCAAGCTGATCCTCAACCATTTTTCTAAGGTGTGGCTTCAGATTGCGGTAGATGAAAACTTTTTTCCCTTCAGACTGCGGCGCAAATACGCAAGTTGCGCTGGGTAGCTTCACCACGGCAGTCTCGTTAAGCCGCTTCATATCAGACAGAAAAAACTCTTCATATCCCTGCGTAGGACGGTGCGCCCAATCCGGTTCAGCGTACACCTCCATGTCCTGCGCCAACGTAACCGCCAGTACGGTCGAGCCGCAGTGAGAGGTATGATATATCTGCCGACAAGTCATACCGTGAAATTGTAATTAACCGTGACTCGGTCTGAATGCTGCATTGGATTGCTGCTTGAGTGATGTAAAGATCCATCAAACAAAAGCCCGCGCCCCTTCTTAGGAGATACGCGCCCTAGTTCTTCTGCGGCTGTGTTATCAGTGTAAAAAATAGTGTCCCCGTCAGAATCAAACGGGTAGTACAACATCACCCAATGCGGATCGTCGAGATCTACATGCGGAAGATTCGGTTCTAATTTATTCCTGTTGGGAAATAAATTTATTTTGATCCGCACAAGTTCTTTGATAGTAAGCCCGTGTCGCTCACAAGCAAGGTACAGTAAAGGAAGCAGCACATAATACGCTGTTGAAAGCGGCTCTCCCCTCCCAAACACACTATGGACAAAAGCGGGGTTTGGTGCTTTGCCTGTTACACCAGCATAAGTAATGTCTTTTAAGAATTTCCACGTCAGTTGGCGCGGATCTAACTCCGCGCACAAAAAATCCTGATACTGCGCTGGAACAACATCGTCAAATACAAACCACTGGCTCATATAAACCACGTTATGATACTGTACCGCGTGCCTTGGGTCACAGGTATGATTTCGTGAGGGTACATGAAGTTTGAGGGGAACAGCACCGCCCCGCCTTTGGGAGCCTTAATAACCATTTCGCGGTCAAAGAACCCAAATTCTCCACCTTCGTAATCATCGTTTAGGGCAAACGAGCAGGATACAGCGCGAGGGCAAGCCTTAAACGAGTCCACATGCTGCGTGTAAAACTGGCCTGTTTCGTAGCGAAGCAGTCCGTATCCAGAGTCTTCTTCGATCAAGCTGTGTTCAAAGGTTTTGTTATATGCTTGTATCGCTTTTGAGGCTCCTGCAAATACGTCGGAATCAATTTCACGACGCAACTCAGCGTTACGGGCAACAACAAAATCTGTTGACATTTGAATTATCATAGCACTGCGTATGTCTTTACGCACATTCCCGCTACCCACAACCGTCTGCACCCACTCATCAGTTTCAGCGTATTCCTCAAGAATCTTGTCGCACACAGAATGAGGAAGCACATCGTCAAGTACAATGATGTAGTCTTTGATGTTTGGATACTGCATTTACTTAAAACTCTTCTGTTTATGGAACAATTTCTTATATCCGCGCTCTATAAATAAACGCACGGGGTTTTGCTTCTCTTCGGCATACTTCACTTCATGTTCCCAGTTTTCACGCTTGAATGGAAACACGACCATCATAGGATCACCCGCTTTGAGGGTAAAGGTTTCCTCGCTCAAAATAAGGCTTGGAAAATTGACTGGTGACGGGTACATATCCGTGTCAACAACGCCCGGAAAGAAACGAATCCGTTCTTCCAGAAAAAATTCTGGCTGGTAAAAATAGCATGAATACCCCGGAGGTGTCCTAACAGTCCACGGTTGTTCAACCTTAAAGTACACGTTTTTCTTTTTATTCATGTGTACTGGACACTGCGCGTGGCCGTGGGGTTCGCATTTAGCTGTTTCCGATGCGGCCCACCATCCTTGTTCATCGCCCACTTGTTCTGGCGTAATCATAATGTCGGCTGGGTAGCGGAGTATGTAGCCCTGTCCTATGTAGTCTTGAACCGGAACACAGGCTTTAATTGTTTCGCTTTGGTGCGCCGTTCCGCTTTGTTGCATTTCCTTAGCGTCTAGCTTGTGATCGCCAATATATCGAGGAAGGCTTTTGTACCAATCTGGGCGCAGCTTACTAGCTGGCAATGGAGGAAAATACTCCATCACCATTTCGTCAGAACACAGAAACTCAATTTTCATTTTTGCCGATCAAAAAAAGCCCATGCGTTATCGCCATAAGAGCGAACATAGTGCATAAAAACTTGAACATGGTAATCCCCCGTGTATGGTCCGCGCCAATGGTCAGCGATACAGCCAAGGTAAAGCATCGCATCACCGGGATTTTGTTCTAAACAAATTTCTTCGCCATTTGGTTTTTGAATGCAGATCGGCCACGGTTTAGATTTCGCAAGATTGACGGTGAGGCTCACTTCACACGCTCGGCGATCGCGATGGCGGTGTAATTCGGCTCCGGGCGTTCTGTGGATACGAGCATACGTGTACGTCGGAAGAACTTCCTCTCCCGCAAGCTCCGACACATGCGGGACTTTCTCCACCAAAAGTCGGACAAACGGAAGATAGTTGTGTGTAGCCTGAGATTGCGGGATTTGCGAATCTCCGCAAAGCTGTCGTTCTTCAGCGTCCCGCTCAAACTTTGCCGCCAGATGCGCAGCGCGCTCCGGGGTGATGAACCCCGGAACATGAATGTAGTTGTTGTCGAGTAGTTGCTGGTTCACTTGCGGAGAACCATGAAGTTTTACGGGGCTTGTTCAGCCTCTGCTGCCTCTGCCGCAGCCGCCGCTGCTTCTTCAGCCGCAATCCGCGCTGCCTCTTCATCCCACTTCGCTATGCAGGCGTTTGCCCAGTCAGGAAGCGCGGTAAGCTCTTCGTTTTCACGGGCGTCTGTGAACTCAATCGAACCGGCAGAGCCATCCCACTGAAGCGCATGAACGTCAGCAGGAATTCCGCAGCCTGACAAGTCGAGGTCAAGATAGTTGCCAGCGTCGCGGTAAACAGCGCCATCAACCGGAAGGATCGTCAGTCTAGTCATCGTCTTTCTCCAAAAGAACTTGCTTTAGTGGAGGTGGGTCCTTTAATGCTGCTGCCAGCATTAGCTGCTGTGCGGCTTCGTTAGATTTTACCATCTCGTTGCGGAACGACTCTACAGCCGCCCCAGTTTGGCGCTGCTGCCCAGAATTTTCAACTAGCAAGAGAGGGAGCCACGCGATTGCGCATTGGTACTCCTCAACTTCCTGTCCGGTGTTCATGTTCGTGCCTTGAATTTTAGTCAGCCAAGCGCATTGCAGGCCAACACAGTCTTTCTTGATTAACGGACACCATTCTCCGCCTTTAAGCTGCATTACAAAACCTCAACTCGAACTTTGTCGTACACAAACCAAGTGACGATCACTTCACGAGCTACGTCAGCAGGAGTCGAATAATGTTCAAACATGCCATACGGGGGAAAAATTACCACCTTGCCTTCTTCAGTTTTAACTGATTTGTTTTGCTTTGGAAATACCAGCTCGCCACCATTTTCAATCGTATTGAGGTGGATTACAACGGACGCGTAGCGTAAAAGGCCGTCTTGGATTTCACCATCTGCATGCGGGTGCGCCACATCTCCCGGTCCATACCGGTGGTACTCATACCCAGAGTCTCCAGATCCATAGTGTTGCGGCTTGTACCTGCGGGCTAAAAGCGATTCTTGAACCTCGTTGAACACCCCATGCAAAAGGTCATCTATTTCTTTCAGCTCAGGATATTGATCTACAAGCCGCGTAATAAGAACACTTTTCCCATCCCGATATGTTCCGTATTTATACACACCATTATTTTCTAAATAAGAAGACGCTAACTCTCTAATGCGCTTTGTCGTCTCTTTGTCGACGTAGCCGGGTAGCTCAATAATCACAAAACACCTTAGTTCTTGGTTGCGAGGATCACATCAACATATTGCACCGCGAGGTTAATCGCAGTACCAGAGAACGACGCAGGAGCGGAAACCGGGTGAGCGTGCTGACCGCCTGAACCGGGGTGGGTGTGCGATCCACCGCCGCCTGCGTTGCCTGTGGGCGTAAATGGAGCGGTAGTTTGGGTTGTAGACCAACCGGGGCGTTCATTATCAATAGGTGGATTTATAGTGATGCCGGTTATTGCGGTGCCTGCTAGGGGGCCACCGTTTCTGAAAGTTTGCGGGTGAGAGTGGCTCGGAATTTGCGGCGTAGACAGGGTGGTATTACCGACTGAAACCGGAGCTGCGGTCTGCCCCGTGCTTGCAGATACGCTAACAGTACCCGTTACGCTCTGACTTGCGAACGCTGTCGTAAAGGCAACAGAACCACCGCTACTGGCAGTGCCAGAAACAATGCGCAATGCCTTGTTGTTATGCGTGGTGCTTTTTGTCCAACCTGTCGGCGCAGCAGTCTGCGCAAACAGCATGATTGTACCACTCGTAAACTCAGAAGCCGCAGCGGTCGTTTGCGTGGTAGCGTCTGGAAACGTAATACCAGTCGTAGTTACTGTAGTAGCCATGTCTTAGCCCTTATATAGTTCCACCGGCTGTGATGCTGCCAGTGATAGTCATGTTTCCAGAAGAGTCTAGCTTAGCTTTGCCGACTCCACTAGCCTCAAAATACAAGTAACCACCTGATTCGTAAACTTTCCAAGTGGACCCAAGAGGGATTTTT